ACACCACCGCTAACACCAATAACAAGGGAGATAACTCCTGTAACAGCAGCTTCAATCATCACATGTACCCGATGTAGACCTGTACACCATCTGCAGATACAACAGTTGCATCCATTAATGAGCTACCATCTGTGATAGAGTAAGCAATACCATTAACAAAGGTGATGCCGCTGGTAAAGTTGATCTCTTTAGAATCGTTTGATTGAACGTGAATGACAATCATCGGTACATCTGTACCAACAATTGGTGCTGTAGCTTTATCATACAATCGAAATGCAATTGCAGAACCACTACCTCCACCACTATGGGTGTTATGGATGATCATATTAAAAACAGCACCAGAACTACCCTTTACAGAAGTAGCATTGGTGCTGTTAGCTGAGCTTTTGAAGTGAACCTTGGTTGCTACAGGTAGCTGACGTTCATACCTGCCAGGTGTGATATTGTAAGTAGTGCTAGACATTTTCGTTCATCAATCGAATAAGTTTCTCAGGGTAGGATGGATCAGTTGCATAACCTTCTTTTTGAAGAAGACGTGCGCAGTCTTCCCGAGATACTGCTCGGTTGACGCCTTTGTATTGTTTGTAGTCTAGATACCAGCGTTCTACAAGATAAGAGACACAGGTTTGAAGATCTGGGAAATCAATGAACCCTGCACGAATGGTGATCCATTGACCATTGATGAACTCTTTGGTTTCACGTTCAGTGCCTTCACCTTTAAGACCAAAGTAGTTATTTTCACCAGAGGTGTGTTTACCATATCCACTCTCTAATGCCCATTGAGCAGCGACAACCTCTGGATACTTAGCACCAGCAAGCTGAGCGGCAGCTTTAACTCCCTTCCAGGTGTTCTCCACAGCAGTAATAGGTCGTGTTTGCTGCACAGGACGGAAAGTCATGAACCAGCCAGTACCTGGACCTTCAACTTCCCAACGCTTTAACCAGTTACGCCAGGTATACTTAACGTCCTTACCACCACTGCCGATGGTAACGTAGCCGCCGTTGACGTTATCCATCTCACCGTATGGATCGTGGAAGATGCCGTGTTCTCCATCATCACCAATGAGGAGCATCCAGTGACCACCACCAACGGGGTTGGAGACGTGACCTTTGTGGAGGATACCAACAGCTACTGGATAGCCTGCTTTTAGTTCGTTGAGGAGTATCTGTCTTGTCCCTTTCTGGTAAAAGGAAGCAAAAACACCGTACTGCTGACAGGCTTTGATTTGACTGGTGGATTGGGTTGTATCACCGTATTTGAGAACAGTTCTCAAGTAATCATCATCTGCATTACTACCCTTCAGAGCATCAGGACGGAGATACTTGATGGCCATAGCGCACGTTGAGCTAAAGCACATCCGATCTCCGTGAGCCGTTGCGGAGTCAAGCTGAGGGTAGTATTGAGCTACCTTCAGTAGTACCATGATGTTTACTTGAACGTATCTTTAACACGTTGAATCTTGTCATCCTCAGTGCGGTGAGGCTTGATTGCCTCTACACCACGCAGGAGGATCTGAACAATGCTGTTCTCTTTCAGTTTGGAAGCACCGATGATTTCAGAGCCAAGAAAAAGAGCGAAGAATGCAAGTGCCTCATAGGACACTTTGATGCCGAGAATAGTGATCATGATGTATTAAGCAAGGGTACGAGAAATTTCAAACCAACTACTACCACCACCATAAGTGGGATCCCAAATTAAGTGCATAGTACCTACGTTTCCTGATTGACCAAATGTTGCAGAAGAAGCACCACCAGCAAATACAATGTTTTGCGTTCCTCCTGGATTATTAAGAAGCTCAACACTCCAAGTATGTGCTCTTAAATAAAGATGTTGACCTGTTCTAGTACCGTTACCCAAGAAGCAACCAGTTCGATGGCCACCAGAACCTGTTATTTCGCACCACGAGGCAGCAGGAGTTTGTGTCTGAGCATTCGCTGTGTAACCAAGAGTTTGAAAAAGATTATGACTAAGAAGTCTAGGTTCAACTGAGGAGCTAGCTCTATTGACATTTAATACTTCTGTACCTTCCCTGTTAACTAACTTTAAATCGTCCTGGCTTCCGTATCTCCACTCCCAAGTATTTTTAACGTCGTACCACGACTCTTCATCAAAATAAACAGCGAGTTTGCTTGATACAAGCCGTATGTTTTGATTGTTATTATCCCAATGGTTCCAATAGATAGTGGCTTGAGAGTAGTCTGAGGTAGTTCGCCTAGTAATAATACCGTAGTCATATCTTTCAATGTAGTTGCCGATAATTGTTTCACCAACTACACCGCTCTGCAAATCAATACCATTACCAACACCAACGCTATAGGTACCAGTAGCAGATTGCAACAGGTTTCCAATGTACTTGTTGCCGCCACCCTTGTATACATAGATCGCAGCATTACCCCATATTTGATTATTCTCAAATTTGGTAGCTTGCTGGCCATTATTGTTATTATAAGAGTAGATGCTTACGTAAAAATCGTAACCTGATGCACCGATTCTGTTATTTGCAATAGTATGAATATAAGCACCAGCAACAACCGAACTATCTACAGGATTTACGTCATCCAGAAAGATTGCAACACCTGTATTGGGAGCACTTGACAAAAATCTGTTGTCATGGATATGCGCTAAAGCTGCGTAAATACGGAGTGGTGCAAAGGTAGGGGGTGAGACATTTGAGCCACCACTGGGTCGAAAATGGATATGGTCCACTTCACAGTGCGACGCAGCTACACGAACCAAGTCGTGATTTAAACCGCCAAGTAGATAAGTGTTTTGAGAACTTTCTCCAAACAAACGCTGGCCTACCGTGCATTAGGTAGAAATACGGATTTACCAGTATTAATAGCCGCTTGAATTTTTGGAGCATCATTTGCTATTCCGTCACCAACCGCTCCGAAGTCTTTAACACTAACCACCTCTTGCAGCTTCGATTCAACAGTGCGCTGCGTAGCACCAGAACCGGCTTGTGTAAAGTTTAATTTTGAAGAAACAATGCCAGCTGTATTATTGACATCAGAATTTGTAATAGCACCATCTACAATATTAGCTGATGTTATTCCATTAGCTAAATTGGCTAGATCTCTTGTTTTGGTCATAGTAATTAGATAGAGTTATTTGAGTGAACTTCAACCATGTCACCTTGCAGTAAGGCGCCACCAAGAATACTAATTGTTGTGCCGTTTGTAGCAGTGTAATCTAATCCACGTTGGAGCATTGCACCATTAACAAACACTTGTTCACGACTAGGTGTATAAGACAAAACAGCGAACCCATCACCGAGTTGAGCAGGAAGGGTACCTCCCAAAGAAGATGCACCTCCAACACCAATGGTTTTAGACCACCTGCTATAGTCATAAGATGCGTTAGGATCAGCAGCAAGGTAGTTGACGCACCGAACCATTACAATGTCACCAGCAATTAGTGGGACATAAAAGGTAATGGTATTACCGTCATTTGCCGCATAGTCATGAATAATGGTTGACCCTGTATTGCGCTTCTGCAAGGCACCATTGATGTAGACTTGCTCTTTACCAACTTGGTACTCAAGCAATGGTCCAAAGGTACCTACAACAGTCTCACCACCAACAGCAGTATAAGACCAGTTGGTATATCCAGGAGGGCCAGATGCACCAACTTTACTATCCACATACTGCTTGTTAGCAGCATCTGTATCAACAGTAGGGTTGCTTTGAAGATTGACAATTTTGTAGCCACCCATGTTAAGATTACCAACAAATGGTGTGGAACCATCTGTTTGGACAGCGTTGTTGTCGATCTCTTGAATGACGTATAAGTTTTGAGTGAAGTTATCGTTTAAGTCAACAGCACGGATAGCTGAACCTGAGACAAAAGTAGCAGCAAGTGTCTCGTTATCAGTATTACGATAAACACGAATGGTACTACCAATAGCAGGAGCACTGCTAAATGTGATGATCTTAGTTGAGTTATCAATAGTGAATGCAGTAGTTACCACACCATTGATAGTAATCAATACATCACTTTCTTCCAGATAAGGAAACGGAATCGGACCAAATGTAACTCCGCCGGTCCCTGTGTATGTAATTTCAGTTAAAGCCATGGTTACATTTAGTAAGACATTGTTTGTTTCATATTGTCAAGGAAGCGTTTGGCACCATCAAGGTCACCAACTTGCAGGAAGTTTTCAACTGTTTGATTCTTGTACACCTTTTGTTGGATACCATCACGTGTAGAAACCTGTGCTTCTGCATAACGCATAGAAGAACGAAGAGCAGCATCTAAATAAAGATGGATGTTCTTGAACTTCTCTACTTCAGGCTGAAGACCCATATCTCGTGCCTTCTTAAACTCCTTACGGAACACCTTACCCTCTTCAGTCTGCATGATACGTTGGATTTCACGCTTGAAGATCTGCTGCTTACCCATCATGCTAGTCACTTCAGAACGTTCTTCGTTGCTGTACTCAACACCACGACCATTGGTCTTAAGTGTAGGACGTGCATCGTATTCAATGTCCATGAGGAACTGCTTTTCAGGAGACACTTCACCACTTACTTTCCAAGGAAGATATGTATTCCATACCCTTGCAAAGAAGTTAGCAGGTTCACCAACTAGACCGCCATCAATCCAGTCATGTGCATCAGGAAGTGCTTGTTTAGCAATTGGATTCCTGTTAGCAACTAAATCGAAGAAATTATTCTCAAGCTCCTTTTTATTAGGAGTAATGAGACGACCAAACTCAGCCATTAGACTAGAGCCAGGCATAGAGGCGCTGGTAGCAAACGAAGAGGTCCAACGGTTGATAGCACCAACATCACCACGGATAACGTCATTAAGAGGCTCCAAAGCAGCCAACATAGACTTATCGGTGATGGTAGCACTAAGAACAAAACCAGCAGCACGTAGATTCTCAGCCAACTCAGCAGAGTTCAAAGAATCGAAGTTATCCATGATGTTAGCAGTTAGAGCAAGCCAATCACTTACACCAGGAATACCATCATAACTAACCCATTGACCACCAGGTACACGAATAGCACGAGGTTGCCAATTAGCATCACGACGTAGACGTTGCTTCTCTTTGTCGTAAAGACCATCACCAGTGATGCGATCACTCATAAAAAGACCAACAGCACCCATCACACTCAACGTACCAATAGCCTTACGACCTTTAAGTTCAGCACGTACAGTAGTATAAACACTTTCAATGTTGTCTAGTGAGTAATCAATACCACGAGAAGAAAGAAGTTGCTCTACTTCTTGACCACTCATTTCATAGAACTCACGATCAAAAGCATTCACCTTATCAATAAAAGCACCAACAGGGTTATGAGTACCGAAGTACTGAGCCATGTTTAGTGGTGTCTTAGTAAAAAGAAGGAATGGCTTAAGGATAGGAGCAGTACGAATAAGACTAGAAAGAGCATCGTTAGCTGGATTATCCAGAGCCATCGAAATCTCACCAGATGCATAACGTACAGCATTATCTGTAATGTTATCGTTTTCGTCAAACATTGCAGCATATACTTCTTTAGACAGCTGATCAGATGCTTTCTTATCAAGAGGAATCACACCACCTTTGGTGACTGTATCCCAAGCCCTACCACGTGCATCCCAGTTAGCAATAACTGACTGAGTAAAGCCGTCAAATGCTTGCATACCACGTTGACCAAAGCGTAGCCATGGATGGTTAGCCAAATCATTTTGTGCCTCTACAATAGACATCATGACTTGAGGACCATACTCACCTTGTTGTGCTTTAGCATCAGCAAAGGTCTTAAGCAGTTCAATCTGTTGTTGATCTGCTACACCAGTATCTTCACGAAGAGCCATCACATAGGGATCAGAAGCAGACCTACGGTAGACCTGATTCATGTAACCAAGTGCATTGCTCAGTGTATCCCAAGCCGCAGAGTACTGATACCAACCTTTACGGAAAGCAGCGCTGTCTCCATTGATAATTGCACCTGCTGCTTGAGCAATAGGACGTTCAGCTAGTAGAGCAATGTTAGAAACACCAGCTTTGATCGGAGTGCCGATAGCAGAAAGAGTAGAGTTATAAACGTTAGACCAGAACCCACGCATCACAACAGAAGGAATCTCAGGCTCACCATCAAAGAAAGCTTTGCTAAGGGTGCCAAGAGAGCTACGAACGTAGTTGTTAAGCTTAGAAATTGTATCTACTTTACCATCAGTAAATTCATACGCCATCATCAATGGAGCAAGCATCTCAGGACGCTCAGCTTTTACTTCACGAAGGGTATTAACAGTTTGCTTAGCTTCAGCTTTGATACGTTCAATAGCTTGTAGAGTAGCGTTCTCTTCGTTCTTAATGGTATTATTGACACGAGTAGCATACGCTGCATCTGCTGCATCGCTACCTTTGGCAGTCAAACGATTCCAAAGGTTCAGCATATTCAACGCACGACCACGAGAGTATGAAGTCATACCCTTTTGTGCCATTAAGAATTCAAGACGATCTAGGATTTGTTCTTGTGCTCGATCAACAGCAGCAGTACCGTCCATCAAACGTACACCCTGAGCCATGTCAGAGACTTGACCAGCAAAAGAAGTACCAACATATGCTTGAGCACGCATAACATCCATGTTAGCGTAGTCATCCATCAGCTTATTGATAGTCTGGAAGACAGCAGCATAAGCCTCACTCTTCAGTACAGGAGCACCTGTATCTACATCAACACCTTGCCACTTCTTAATTGCTTGTTGAAGTTCAGGTGTATCCATCTTATAGAAATTCATTGCCAGTTCTTCACCAGCAGTCATGATTTCTTTATGGGAGATGTACTTACCAGAAGCAGTCTTGTAACCATACTCACCAGCATCTTGCAGTTGAGAAGCAAGACCACGGATAATGGTCTCCATACCTTCAGGTACTTCAAGACCAAACTTAAGAGCAGGTTCAGAGATTACACTACCTACTCGACCATAGACACTATCAATGTTGTTAGTAATACGTGCCACATCAACAGCAGCACCTACAACACCAAGGTTATCTACAGAACGAATACCTGATTCTTCATAACCATAAAGGTCATGTACACCAAGCATAGGTTCGTCAAGATTAGCATTCCTAGAGAAGTTGTATTCACCAAGCTCATCTAAAGCGTCTGAGCGGCGTGCAGCAGACTCTGCAATAGCCTCCTCAATGTCATCAGCTGCCTCGGTACCTAAGTTCTTCGAGAACCATGCTGTAGCCTTTTCTGACTCGGGTACCCATTGAGTAGAGCGGAGCACTCCACGTACACCTTTGACAAGTTTACCTACACCTTCAGCAAAGTCAGTAAAGAGGCCAAGACCAACACCTTCGGTGACGTTCTTAGCACGCTTTACATCAGGACTATCGCTATCAAGCGTAGCAACATTATCAGGAATCCAACCAAATTGAGCAGGAAAGGATTTCTTGAGAGTACCAGTTAGGTTATCATCAGTCTGGTTAAACTGAACAGTATAGTCAACTGCGGCACCAGCACCAGCAGCAAACAGCTTAGGTGCTACCCATTGAACAAACGGGTCTTGCAGCAGCTTTGCTTTACTAGCACTAGCAGCACCTTTAAGAGCACCACCACCAACACCAGTCAAAAGAAGTGTAGGCGCAACTACACTACTAATTTCTCTAAATGCTTGAGTGATATCA